GCTCGCCGTCGAAGGCGGCCCGGTGGGGCGCGACCCGCGCGCGGCTGGGATCGCATGGAAGAACAGCGGCGACGGCGCCAATGCCTACCGGGGCCGCGAGATCCCTGCGACCTTCTCGGGGCGGGAGATCATCGACTGGCGCACCGGCGCGGGGACGGGTCTGTCGCACCCTGACGCCATCACGCTGCGCCAGGATGCCTACCGCGACCGCGTGGTCGTGGTGGCGCAGGAGGCGCCGTCCACAAGCATCGTCACCCGCTACCGGGACACCGACGGCACGATCTCAAGCAAGGTCACGATCCACGATGGGGCCACGCTCGGCCATGGTCTGACGCCGTGCCTGGTGGAGTGCGGGGACCGCCTATTCTGCTTGCATTGGGCACCGGGCACCGGCTCGGCGGTGGATGAGTTCTTCCTGCGCGTGCAGATGAGCCTCGACGGGGGCGCGACCTGGGAGACGGTGCGACAGCGCGCGACTCGCCTGCGCGGCGTGGTCGAGACGGTCGGATTCACCGGGTCGAAGCAGTACGAACCGCGCCACCTGTCGGCGGCCTACCTGCGCGGCCAGGTGGTGGTCGTGGCGCATTTCTGGGAGAACATCAGCAGCGCCATCACGCTCTACAATGCCGACGTGATGGCGCAGTGGGCCAGCTCAAACCTCGCCACGAAGCTCGAGCGCGTGCGGCTTGACACGGCGTCGGCCGTGGCGCCCGCCGCCGGGCAGACGGCCGTAATCGCCGCCGGTGGCATGTTCATCAAGGCGCTGGCCGCAACCGACGGCACGATCTACGTCGGCCGCAGCGGCTCGGCGTATGACTCGATCGGAGGCACCGACACCGGGCAGGCCGCCGGGAGCCTGGCGACCACCGGGCCGCCGCGACAGACCGACGCCGACATCACGCTGGTCGCCGATGATGTGGGGCTGCTGTGGCTCTACTACCGGGTCGCCGACACTGCGGACAACGACAAGCAGCGGATCCGCGTGCTGTTCTCCGAGGATGACGGCGAGAAGTGGGAGACGGTGGGTAGTTCGGACACGCCCGGCACGGGGACCTCAAGCCTGTGGGGCATTGATCGCACGGGCGCGGCGAGCAACGCCGGGGCCTACCTCACGGGGCTGGCCGCCACCTGGCAACGGGGCCGCGCGATCATGGCGCACACCTGGGTAGCCACCACCGGAACCAACGATGAGAGCCTGGCCCTGGCCTACCTCGGGGGCTACTCCGACCTCACGATCGCGCCGATCGAGGCGGGCGCCGAGCTGACCGACCGCCATCCGTGGCAGTACACGCTTCTCCCGATCGAGCGGGCGCAAGACCTGACGATGTGGACGGCCACCACGGCCGGCGTCACCTCGAACAGCCTGCAGTCAGACGGTTCCGAGATCCTGACGAGCGGCGACGGGGCCACCTCGAGCCGGTTCTTCGTGACGGCCACCGACGGCACCACCGGCGACGCGCTGATGGTCGCCACGTTCGCCGCGAAGGGCTCGAATAGCGGCGCCTCGAGCACGGCCGACCGGTGCGCGTTTGCGTTCCGGGTCGATGACGGTACGCGAGGCGTCGAGGTGGGGATCTACCTGTCGGCGAGCGAGTTCGGCGTCTACGACCGGGTAACGCCGGTCCAAAAGGCGCTCGTCACCGGGCTCGCCGATGAGGTGCGGGAATGGCGGATCGGCGTCTACGCGAGCGAGGACGCGACTGTCAAGCGCTGCCGGGTCTGGTATCGGTCGTGGGACCAATCCGAGGACCGAACCTGGACGTTCGTGGGGGCCTACTCTCTCGCTGACGACGGCGGCACGGTAGGCTCCAACCGGGTCCAGTTCGGCAGCCTCTCCAACGGCGTGACGCAGGCTGACCTCGAGGTCTACCATGGGCCGCACTGGACCGTCGGCGATACCACGACCTCGACCTGTCTGGCCGGTTCGGCCTACACCTGGGACGTGTGGGCCGCCGCCACCGACAATCCCGACCACCTGTCGCTCACGCCGATGTCATCCCTGCCCGTCTACGTGTCGGGCGGTGTGTCGGTGCGCGCTGTGGACGGGCCGGCGATGGCGTCGGATAGCTGGACGCTGGCCCCGGCCTACGAGTACCCGATCGAGCGGGTCTGGCCGTCGTATGCCCGCTCGCCCCGCGTCCGGTGGCGCTCGGTCGATGACACGGCGCAGGTGACGATCGCCCTGTCGCTCGACCCCGACCTGCTCGGGACGGTGGATAGCGCCGTCGGCTCGCCGCTGCTCGGGCTCCACCTGGCCGGCATCAACTGGCGCTTTGGGTCCATCCAGCGCTACACCGGCGCCGCGTGGGTGACGGTGACCACGATCGACGCCGCCACCGCCTTCGGGAACCTGGGTTGTACCCGCACGGGCGCCACGGTCGTACCGTCGGCCGACACCACGCACCAGATCGCCGGCCAGGAGTTGATCGGCTGGGACTACCGCGAACTCGCCCCGCCCGGCGTCGTGCGCCGCATCAAGGCGAACCGGGGCGGGCGCTGGGCAACCGGCACCACCGCCGGCCCGCGGGCGTCCCTGATGCTCGACAAGATCGACAACACCGAGGCCACCTCGACCGACGCCGTGCTCTCGGCGCGGAACCTGTGCGTGGTCTTCGAGCACGCCGCCGCCACGGCCGCCGCCGGCTGGCGTCTGGTCATCGACGTGCAGGACACCGTCGAGGGCTGGTTCGAGATCGGGTCGTTGATGTTCGGCCCGGTGTGGGTGAGCGGCCAGCCGACCGACTGGGGCCGGCGCACTGAGCAGGTACTCGGCACGGCGTACCGTCGGCAGCAGGACGGCGCCATCCAGGCGGCGCAGCCTACCCCGGCGGGCATGGCCGTAGACGTGGCCTGGACCGGGGGCGTGGATTCGCGCCAGTTCCATGACGGCACCGCCGAACCCACCTACATCACCACCACGGCCACCAGCGGGATCACCGGCCCGGCGACGTGGGCGGCGACGGTCTACGACCTGCAGCATGAGCTCGCCGGGCTGGGCTCCCACCCGGTCGTGTACCTGCCGAAGATCGAGCGCGCGGCGGCTGGCGACGTGCGACAGTTGACCCGCTGGTACGAGTATCTTCTGGCCTACGTCCCCGACGGGCTCACCGTCACCCACGCGGTCGGCGACGAAGGGACAGACGAGACGATGACCGTGGGCACGCTCACGCTGGAGCCAGAGCTATGAGGCGCATCCGACCGGCCGACCTGGTAGGGACTACCCCCGTCTGGTGCCTCGACCTGCACCACGGCGGGACGACCTACCGCGTGGCCTCCGAGCCGATCGACGTGAAGGCCGACGACGGTACGATGCTGTCCTATGCGGGCGGCCTCGACCCTGTGGCGTTCAACGAGCAGCTGGGGCGCCTAAAGTTCACCACGCCCGACCTGTCGGCCACGATCCGCGCGCTGCTGCCGGTGGCGGTGGCGAAGCTGGTGGCGCGCGGGCACGACTGGCTCGGGGCGACGGCCGATCTCTACCTGACGGTGTGCCAGACGGCCGACCGCGCGCTGGCCGTCCCTGTGTCCGACCTGACGCACGGGGAGATGTGGCTGCAGGTGTCGGGCCGCGTGCGCTCGCCATCGTGGGGCGACCCGTCCGCACCGCCGGGGCTGGTCGAGTTCACGCTTGAGGCGGCGCCGTGGAATGAGCGGTCCCCGTTGATTCGCCCCGACAAGGTGGTGAGCGAGGATCGCTTTACGGGTGGATCGGGGCTCATTGGCCCGCCCGGTGACGAGGCAATCGGGAAGCGCTTTCCGCTCATCCTCGGGGCACCAGGCACGGCATCAGTACCGGGCGCCCCGGTTTACGCTGTCGAGCGGGACGGCTCGGGGAACGCCGTGTGGCTGATGCTCGCGCTCGGCCAAGTCGCCGCCGACACGGTGCGGACGTTCGACTCATCCGGCGCCGCGCAGTCGTCTACGACGGTGCTCTACATCGACTCCTACTTTCAGGAGGTGACGTACTGCTCGATCGGCGGCCTGGATGCCACCTCGGGGCAGTTTTACGCGAGCTGGACCAGCGGCGCAGGCGCGAACGGCTACGGGTCGGGCCTTGGCAACGCCGTCGAGGCGGCGGCTTACCTGTTCGCACTGGGCTCGGCGCCGGTCGATCTCCCGGCGTGGCTGGCCCTGGCTACCACCTTCGCGGGGATTGAGATCGGCGGGTACGTCAACGACGACTCGACCGTGTGGGACGTGGTGCAAGCGCACATCCTCCCGCTACTGCCGATCGCGTACCGCTACACCCGCCAAGGGCTATCCCCCGTCGTCTACGACCCGGCGCTCCGGTCCTCCGAGACGGTGGCGCATGTCCGCACGGTGGACACCCCGGCGGCCGAGTCGGCGGGCGACTGGACCCCGACCGGCCCCGTGTCGCTCGAGACGGAGCCCGAGGACGTGCCCCGACAGGTGACGGTCAACTTCGCGAAGGACGCATCGACGGGTGACTACACGCAGCAGGTCACATGGCTGGCCGACGCGAACGCCGCACCGGAGCCGCGCGACATCGCCCGCCGGCGCGCTGGCCGCTCCGGGTCGGTCTATCTCGACCAGGCGATCACCCGCGGCACGGGGCTTGCTACGCTCGAGCTGGACCTTGACTTCGTGTGGGATGCGGACGTAGCGAACCAGGTCGCAAGCTGGCGCGGGCGCCTGGCCGCCATGCCTACCCTCTCGGCCAGCTACGACGCCCCGCTTCACTGGGGCTGGCTGCAGGTCGGCGATTCCCTGACGGTCACCGACCCGCTGCGGGAGTTCGACGGCGCGATCGGCGTCATCGACGGCAAGCGCCTCACCCGCAACGGGTGGGAGTTCGTGATCGTCTTCACAGAGGACCCCGTGCGAGACGCTCGGGTGTTAGACTGAAACAAGCCCAGGAGCCGCCATGGCCGCCATCAATCTCCGCGCCGCGCAACTGCCGACAGTCTACACGTTCACTTCTGCGACGACGTGGCAGGAGGTCCAGCTACCGCCACGGTGCCGCGTGACGGTCACGGTAACCGGTGTGGCTGGCGTGCTGGCCTTCACGAAGAACGGCGACCCGGCCAGCCCCGAGGAGCCCGCCGACGGTGGCGCGGTCGGGACGCACACCCAGGCGCTCCCGGCTGATTCGCTGGTCACGTTCCGCATGGCGCCGCAGTCGGCGAACCCATCGGGGCAATCGATCTTCGTGGCCGCCAGCTCGGGCACGCCGGCCGTCTCGGTGGTGCTCGAAGCCCTGGAGAACTGATGAACATCAACGGAGCAACGGGCGCGGGCGGCGGCGGTGGCAATCCTGACCTTGTGTCAGGCGGCGCCCCTACCAACGGCACCCAGGCGAAAGCCGCGGGCACTACGTCGAGCGACGCGATCACGTTCCAGGCGCCCACGGGCGGCTCGGGCGCGTCCACTCCATCGGTCGCCCTCGCGCACGTCGTCGGCTCCGGCGCTGGCCTGACGGGTTCGGGGCTCGGCCCCTACACTGCGACCGGGCTGGCCGACGGCGACGTGGTGACCGTCACCTGTACGCATACCGACGACGGCGACGGGCAGGTCATCACAGACGTGGCGGTGGTCAACGTGGCGACGGTCGCGGGCGTGGCCTACCCTGACACCCTGCTCGACTGGTCGGCGTCCTCCGAGACGTTTTCGACCGGTGAAGACACCTACACGATCGGCGGGCTGAGCACAACCCTCAGCTACGTGGGCACCTCCGGCCCCGACGCGATCAGCCTATCGAGCGGGCTTCTCTCGCTCACGATGAGCGGGGCCAACTCGGCATCGCTCATCATTGACCTCGGCGTCGATGTCTCGAATGAGGTCGTAATGGCCGTCATCGCAATCGCCAGCGTGGTCGCCAACACCACGTCGGGGATCTTGTTCAAACTGTCGAGCGGCACCAGCACCGGCAACGCCGCGAACCAGTGGCAGGCATTGGTCGGCTATAACGGCACCGAGACGCAGATCCGGTTCCGCGAGGCCAACAGTACCACGGCCTTCATCAACATCGAGACACCCACCGTCACGGACGTATCGACTACGCCAACCCGCGTGGGGCTGGTCTGGCACGGCGCCAGTGGGTCGTTTTCCTGGGATCAAGGCGACTCCGCGCTGCCCACGGACGCCGCGAACCTGACCAACACGGGATCGTCTGTCATCAACGACGGCGGGAGCTCTGTTGGCCCACAAGACCGGCGATACCTGCACCTCCTGATCAAATCGTCATGCACCTTTCGGGTGGGTGCCGCACTTCGCCGGGTGACCCCATGAGCAACCTCCGCACCGTTGATTCCGTCTCCCCCCAGCAGGTCACACGCGACGGCGCAGACGAGGCGGTCTATCAGGTGGTGATCCACATTCCGGTGGCCGACGCTGAGCGACTGGCCGCGCACAAGCGCGCCCGCGTCGCCGCCGGTGCTGACGTGCTGGCCTCCGAGGCTCGCGAAGTGGCCGATCCTGTGCTCGAAGCCCTGGTAGCTGCGGGCTACGGCGCGTGAGCCAGCCCCCGCCAGACCTGCCCGCACGCCCTGGCCGGTGGTTCACCTGGGCCGAGTTGTCGCAGTCGGGCGCCGCCGCGCGCCTCGGGCTCGACAACTCGATCCCCGAGGCTGAGGCATGGAACCTGACCGCGCTGTGCGGCCACCTGCTCGACCCGCTGCGGGAGATCGTGGGGCCGATCCGCATTACCAGCGGATACCGGGCGCCAGAGGTCAACGCCGCGATCGGCGGGTCGAAGACCTCCGACCATATGCGCGGGTGGGCGGTGGACCTCAAGGCGCACCGGCTGTCGGCCATGGGTGTCGCGCAAGAAGCCCACACCGTCGGGCTCCTTTTCGACCAGCTCATCGTCTACCATCCCAGCCGCGGGGGGCACGTTCACCTCGGCGGCGGCCCTCGGATGCGGGGGCAGATGCTCTATGCGTCCGAGTCGGGCGGCTACCGGAGGCTGCGCCTGTGACCTCGACCACCCTCCGCGCCGCCTACCATCTCGCCGGCTACGGCCTGCTCCTCCTGCTGGGGCTGGTCGCGCTGTCGCGTGGGGGCGGCGATTCTGCGACCGTGCGCGCCTATGCCGACCTCGCCGTGGTGGTGATCGGCTCCGTCGGAATGGGGCTGGGAGTGTACGGTGCGAGGCACTTTCCGCTCCCTGGGAGGCTTCCCACAAGCCGCGAACGGGGCGCGCAATCGGCGCCGACGGGGTACAATGTAGGGGACTGATAGGAGTCGCCTATGCCCGCCGTCGCCACCGCGGTAATCCTCGCCTCTCTGGCCGTCATCGGCGTGGGGGCTGGCGGTTTTGCGCTGGGCCGCTCGACCGGGCCGGACTACTCCGACGCCCTCGAAGCGCAGGCTTCGACGCTCGCCGCACAGGGCGACGCCCTCGAACGGGTGGCCGAAGCGGCTGGCCGCCCGGTGGTCATCGACGCCGAGGTGCGGGCCACGCTGGCCGAGGTGCCCGCACAATGCCGGCGCGACATGGGTGGCGACCCTTTGGGCGTGGCCTGCCAGTGGGCGACGTGCCTGCAGTACGGTCAGAGCGCCGCCCAGCGGCCCGAATGCCGGGCAGTCGAGGCGGCCATGATTGCAGCCCTGCCAGGGTGCACCCCGCAGGAGGACGCCGCGCCGTCGCGGGGGACGCTGTGAGTCTCGCGGAGCCCGTGGTCGCTGCGCACATCCGGGTCGACGGAAGGTACCGCTGCGTCTCGCAGGGCTGGGCGCGCACGTACAGCCCGCCGGGGGATTACCGGCCGCCGCGCGCGTGGGCCGACATCGACCACCGCGACTACTTCGGGCTCGCTGGCCCGTGGCTTGATAGCTACCGGGCGGCGCAGGCGGGGGAGCCCACCATCGCCGTCGAGGCGGTCGTGCTGCCAGGCAAGACCTCCCCCGATTCGCTGGCGTGGTGCCTGCTGCCGATGGGCGACCATTCGGTCCTCTGCATTGCCATCGACGCCGCCGCACTGGCCGACATGATGCTCGCGACGGCCGTAGGGGGCGGGGATGCCGATTGATCTCGCGCCCGAGGCCGCCGGGTTGTCGGCCGCCATCGCCGCGCTCACCGCCACGGTCGGACAGGCGGTGCAGCACTTCGCCGGCGCCGCGAAACGTGCGGAGCGCCACCGGGACGCCGAAGCGCTGCGCCAAGAGATCGCGAAGCTCACGGCGCGCGTCGATGACCTGAACATGGCCGGCGTGCGCGCTGAGTCCGACCGGGAGCGACTGCGCGAAGGGCTCGACCGGCTCGACCGGGAGATCGTGACCGTGCGTGACCGGCTCGAGCGCCAGGGCCACGCCGTCGAGGCCGACCTGCGCCCGCTGCGGGATGGAATCGCATCCATGCAGGCCCTACTCCGTGGGGCTGGCGACCGGTGAGCCTGACGCCCCAGCAGCGCGCCGAGCTCGCCGCCGTCGCCGCCTGTCTCCTGCGCCACGCCGAGCAGCTACGCCGGGCCTTTGCGCCGTCGGTTGTGGTGGTCGAGCAGTGGGCCGAGGATGACGCAACCGAGATCCGCGAGCGCCCGGCGATTTCGCGCCGAGACGCCGCCGACCGATAGAGGAGCCCACGATGCCGACCCCTGTGAGGTGGCGCAAGCTACGGACGGACCACTGCGCGCCCGACCGCCCCGACGCCTTGGCCGCATGGCATGAGCACGGCCCGCACCTGGTCGGCTTGACTACGGCCGAGGTGCTGGCGTACCTGTCGCCGTGGGGTGAGCGCGAATCGTGCCCGGTGACCGTGGCGCGGTTCCTGCGCTGCGTGATCAACGACTACGGCCTACCCACGCCGCCGGAAGGCTGGCCCGCGGGGTACTGCGACCCCGGCCGATCGGCGCCGGCTGGTACTGAGGCGCGCGTAGTCCCGAAGCCGCCCCCGGTCAGAGCGCCACGGGTGGAGACGAAGAACGGCCCCGAGGGGACGCTACAGGTGTCAGCCAAAGGGCAAGGGCTGGTCAAGAATGTGGACGACTTGGCCCGCGTGGCCGAGATCGACCTTGACGAGTGGCGGGTGGCGGACCACTCCGTAAACACCTGGACCACCCCGCTAAAGGGCGAGGACGGGCGGCCGAGCATTGTAAGAAACTGGCAGGTCAAGGCGCGGCTCGAGCGGCGGCTCATCGACCCCGAGGTGATCGGCGTCCGGTACAACGGCCCGCCGGCGCCGCGGGTGGTGCCTGACATCGAGCCCGCCGAGCGGGTGGCGCTGCTGGTGCCGGATTCGCAGCATGGGTTCTTGTGGGGCGAGGACCGGCGGACGCTGCTCCCGATGCACGACATGGCGGCGTGCGACGCCGTGACGCAGGTAGCCGCCGCGATGCAGCCCGACGATATCGTGCTCCTCGGGGACATGCTCGACCTGGCCGAGTGGTCTACGCGGTTCCCACGCCCGATGAACCTGCTCGACACGTCGCAGGCGGCGCTCTATGCGCTGCACTACTGGCTCGCCGAGCTCCGGGCGGCGTGCCCGGCGGCGAGGATCGTGTACCTGGAAGGCAATCACGAAGCGCGGATCGCTCGGCTTCTGGTGGAGAAGGCGGCCCACGTCGAGGGCTTGCACGCGGTCGGCGATGACCGGGCGGCGCTGTCTCTGCCCCGGCTGCTCGCACTCGACCAGCTCGGGATTGAGTACGTCGCGCCCTACGGTGAGGCGGCGTACCTGTCGCCGCGGGTGATGCTGACCCACGGCGACAAGGTGCGCTCGGGCGGCGGGGCGACCACCCGCGCTGTCGTGGGGGAGGCCAGGGTTAGCACCGGCTTCGGCCACGTCCACCGCGTCTCGATCGCCCACCGCACGGTCTACGACCACGGGGGCGCGCGGGTCATCACGGCAGCTACCCCCGGCTGTCTCTGCGACACCAGCCGCACGCCCGCCGCCGGGTCGCGGCTCGACTGGCAACAGGGATACGGCGTGGTCCACTACGGCGACGGCTACGACCACTGGTCAGTCCACACCATCCAGGGCGGCCGGACGTTCTACAACGGCCGGCAGATGGTCGGCCAAGCGCGCACCGAGGAGATCGGCGACGCGCTCGGCCTCCCGCTGGCGGATTAGGCGGCCCGGAAGCGGGTCGAGGCGATGCGGCCCCGTCGCTCGGCTGCGCCACTGGCGACCAGATCGGACAGCACGCGCCTAACCGTGTTCTTCGAGACGCTGATCCCGGCGTCGGCGAGCTTGCCCTCCACCTCGGCCATGCGGCACCATCCGTCGTCGTCGGTGTGCCCGGCCGCCCGGAGCGCCCGGAGTACCTGCGTGGGTGAGGCTTTCCGAAGCACCGAGTTCGGGTGCACGGGCTCGGCCTCGAGGCCCGCCGCCACCCGTTCGGCGGCGACACGGCGCGCGCTCTGGATGTGCCGGACTTTCACGTCGCAGCCGGCGCAGACGGGGAAGCTGTCCACCCCGACCCACGCGGTCCTCGTCGCGACCCGTCCGCACGGGCCATAGTGGCGTATGAAGTGGCATTGATCACGGGGCATTGATGGGCTCCAGTTCGAGGCGCACCCGGTAGCCGAGCGCGAGGAAGAGGCCAGCGATCCGGCCGGCGAGGACCATAGATTCCCCCGCCATGAATCGCCGCACCGTGCGCGAGTCGATGCCGGCGTCTGCGCCCAGGTCGGCCGAGGTCAGTCCGGCGCGGTCGCGAAGGATGCGCAGCCGGCGGCCGATGGCTTCGGGCTGGTCGAGGTAGATCGGCGGTCGGTTGATGCTACCCATGGGTCACCCCCTCGACCAGCAGCGCGGCGTCAAAGGCTTCGCGGTTCTGCGCGACGACATCGGCCGGGCCGGTCCAGTCGGCGACGGCCAGCGCGTCGAGGGCCGGCTGCAAGGCTTCGACGGTGCGCAGGTAGATCACCCGCTCCCCGCTGGTAATGTGCCGGATCTCGCCCCACGCGGGACAAGCGGGGTGGTAGCGCCTGACGGTCAAGCCGGGCACGGTACAAGCCACCGCGGCGGGCGGCGTCACGGGGTAGGACGGCACGCCGTCGGCGAGCTCTTCGGGGGATTCCATTGTGTCTCCAGGGTGTGAGCCCTCAACCACGCGGGCCGGGGGCGTTTGAGGGTGGTTCAGAGGTCGCCGGCCGCAGCCTTCCGCGCACGCGCCGCAGCCCGCGCCTTCTGCTCCTTGGAGACGGCGGTGTCGTAAATAGCTACGGCCGTCTCGCCCGAGTAGCGGTTGTGTTTGAAGCTGCCGATGACCGTGCCGTCACGCCAGATCCGGTCGATGCGGGCGCCGCCTTCGATGCCAGCGCCCCAGGCGCCCTGCATCGCGGCCAGGAGCGGCGCGCGGTGCTCGTAGCCCTGCGCCGTGATGTAGACGCCCGTAAACAGCCCGTCGCCGCCCATGTATGCCACAACCACCGGGCTTGAACCGATCGTGCTGGTGCAGAGCCAGAGGACGCCCTCAACATCGCCGGCGAGGCAGTCGTCGAGCGGCTGAGTGGCCGCCACGGAGGCATCGCCGAAGGGCAGGCCGCGGAAGCCGTCGGCCAGCTTGCCGGCTTGGGCGGGGAGGAGGAGGGACAGGGCGAGGGCAGGGAGGGTCATGGTGTCTCCATGGGTGAGGGTGCCCCTGACCAGCGCGGCCGGGGGCGGTTGACGTTTTTGGCGGTTCAGTCGGCCGAGCACTCGGCGGCGTCGGGCTGTGCCGTCGGTGGGTTCGGGTCGGGTAGCAGTGGCAGCACGCGGATCGTGACCTCGACGCGGGGCAGCTCGCAGATCCGAGCGGCGCGGTCGAGGATGGCCGCGTACTCTTTGACGGCTGCGATCTCCACGACTTGAGCGTCATCCGTCCAGATGTCGGTCTGGTCGATGCCGTCGAGAACCGCTTTCACCACGTTGTCGAGGTCGGGGCGCCGGGTGTGCGGGCGCCGGGCGTGGCCGTCCTTCACGCGGTAGAGCCGCTGCGGGCGGTCGAAGATGGCGTGCACCTCGACGCGCACCGGGACGCGAGCGCCGACGGTCCAGCCGCCCGCCTCTGCCGCCGCCTCACGCGCCGCAGCGGCCACCCTCGCCTCGTACTGCCGGGTCCGCTTCGGGGTATACATGCGGACGCCGCGCCCCTGTTGAGCGCCACGGGGGCGGCCCTTCGCGACGGGCTGGCCGAGGATCGTGAAGGTGAGGGACGGGTAGGTCATTCTGTCGCCGCCTTCACATCGTCCCACGTCGAGGACGGCGACAGGACACCGAGACGTGAGGCCGACCGAACGGCCTCAAGGTCGGCCGCCATGGACGACAGCAGCCCCCGTGCAACGCTGTCGAGCGTGTCGCTGCTGGTGCCGTCGCCCAACGTGTACCAAGAGAGCAGCCGGGCTCGGTACGTGTCGCGGGTGATCACGCAAAGAGCGCGCGTGCGGCGGGCGCGTTCCGGTACCGCTGTCTCCTTCGCGCTGCGGGACTGATTGCGCGCCACCCTGCACCGGTCGGAGCAGTACCGCGAGGTGTCGCGCCCCGTCTGGCCGCACCAGATACACAAGCCAGCCTCCCAGCGGGCCAGCTCGATCGACTTGAACGCCCGTCGCCGTCCACCGGTCGCGCGCTGCAGCGCGTCCGACAGCGCGTCACGGAGATCGGGGCGCGACTCGAGCTGAAGCGCTCGACACAGGATCGGGTCAGGCATTGGAGTCTCCAGAAGAAGAGAGGGCCGGGCCAGCGGGGGTGCTCGATGGAGACGACGACGAGGTTAGACCCGCTGCCCGGCCATGGGATGATGCGAGGGCGTGCAGCTCGGGGAACTGCGCCCACGACAGATAGCACCGCACATAGGCGGCGCGTGCCTCTGGCTCGGGGGCCAGGGCGTCAAGGATGCGGCGCACTTCGAGCGCGTCGCGTGGGTGAAGCACGCCCGCCAGTACCCGCCGCACCCGGTCGTATGCCGGGCGGTCGCCGAGCAGATCGACGCCCAGATCGCGGGCCACGTCGGCGGCCGTGCGGTCGCTGGCCTCGAGCAAGGCGGCGAGCATCGGGCGGGGATCGGGGCGGGCGGTGCTCACTTGCTTGCGTGGCCGGGAGCGTAGCCGCGCGCCTTCATCTCCGCGGCGATCCCGCGCGTGATCAAGAGTCGCATCAACGCGCCCCGCCCCCAGTGGCCGCCGGCCCCGACTGCGGCGGGGTGGTCCTCGGACTCCATGGCTGTGAGAAGCCAGTCGAGATCATCCGTTAGTGTCTTGGGCATTCGGACAGGGATCGGGGAAGGTCGCGCCATGGGGTGTCGTCCTTTGTGTGGTGACACCCGGACAGTATCGGGACGCTGTTTCGGTGTCAAGCGGTTGACATGCGATTTGTGGGCCGCTATGACTGTGGGGCGGCCAACGAAGGGCGCACGACAACGGAGACAGACATGCTTGACCCGCTCGCTACTCACCCCATCCACGGCGCGTACCGGCGCCAGGAACCCGACGCGGAATACCGGGCGGCCCACGGGCTGAACTGGAGCCGCCTCAAGGTGCTCGACAAGTCACCGCTCCACTACAAGCACGCGCTCGAAAACCCGCGGGCCGATACGCCGGCCCTGTCGCTCGGGCGGGCGTTCCACTGCGCGCTGCTCGAGCCCGACCGCTACGCCGCTGAGTACCGCGTGTGGCCCGGTTCGCGCGTCGGCCATGTGTGGGACGCCGTGCAGGCGAATCTCGACGGCGACCGCGCGGTGTTCTTCGCCGACGTGGCTGCGCGGCGCGGAAAGGCTTGGGCCGAGGCGAAGGATGCAGCGCCCGACGGTGCGGTGATCCTGGTGGGTGCGGAGCAGGCCGAGTACCTGGATATCGTCAAGGATCTGCCGCCCGGTGTCGTGTGGCTCACCCAAGGCGAGGCCGACACCGTGGCCGCCATGGTCGAGGGCGCCCGCAACCACCCGCGCGTCCTGTCGCTGCTGTCGGCCGATGGGATGGCCGAGGTGTCGCTCTACTGGACTGAGGGCGAGGGCAAGGACGCGCGCCGCATGAAGGCGCGGGCCGACCTGGTGATCACCTACGCCGACCGCGTGATCCTGGTGGACCTCAAGAGCGCGCGAGACGTGGACCCGCGGTCGTTCGGCGCCGCTGCTGCTCGCTTCGGCTACCACGGCCAGCTTGCGCACTACGCCCACGGCTTGGAACAGGTCTACAAGCTGCCGGTGGAGTGCTGCATCATCGCCGTTGAGTCGAGCGCGCCGCATGATGCCGCGGTCTACCACCTGGACGATCTCGCCATGGAGGCGGGCTGCCAGATGCGGGATCGCCTCTTGAGCGAGCTGGCCGAGTGCGAGGCCGCGCAGGAGTGGCCGGGCCAGGTGCCGCACGCTGCTACGCTCCAACTGCCGGTCTGGGCGCTGCCCGACATCGACGGCGCCGCATTCACCTACCCCGAGGAGGACTAACCATGTCCATCGAAGATCTCAGCGATACCATCGTTCCCCGCTCCGACCAGCTCAACGCCGACGACCTGCTGGCGGGCTCGCGTACCTACGTTGTCGCCGGCGTCTCGCGGGGTGAGGCCGACCAGCCCATCGCCGTCGCGCTCGAGGGCGAGGGCCGCGCATACAAGCCGTGCAAGAGCATGAGGCGCGTGCTGCTGGCGCTGTGGGGCGCCGACGGCCGCGCGTGGGTGGGACGCCGCCTCGAACTCTACACCGACCCCGATGTGCAGTGGGGCGGCAAGAAGGTCGGGGGCATTCGGATCCGGGCGCTGTCGCACCTCGACCGCCCGGCCACGATCGCCTTGACGGTGAAGCGCGGCCAGCGCGTGCCGTACCGCGTGGGTGTGCTCGCCGCCGCCGAGCCGCCCGCCGCACCGGTGCCGCCGCTGCTCGACCTGCTGGCCGGCGCGAAGGTGTCGATCGAACAGGCCGACGCTTGGGCCGAGGCAAAGGGGAAGCCCGCGCTGTCTGGCCTGTCGCGTGAGGCGGCCGCGAAGGTCGCCGCGTGGCTGTGGTCGGATGCCGGCGCTACCGCCCTCGAGGACATGCGCGCGACGGAGGTGGCCGGTGGATAGCCGCCGCGCCGCCGAGCGCTACCAGCGGGCCGCCGACCAGACCGCGCCCGAGTGGGTGGTCCCCCCGACCCGGTGGTATGACTTCGTGGGACCGGCGCTGGTGGGCATCCTCGCCGGGTGGGTGCTGTGGCCGCTGGTGCTGGGGTGATCGGCTGGCGGGGAATCTTCGACTTTTGTGCGGCGATTCCTTGCCAGTACGTATCGGGTGCCCTATATGTATTGTGTCGGGCGGGGGAGTAACCCCGCCGGCGAATCACCCTCGGAGACACAATGCCTACCCTTACCTCCCGCGCCCTCACCAAGTCCGATTACAACCGCGTCGCCGCCCTGTTCACCTTTCACAACCTCAACCGCGCGAAGGTGGACGCTTTCGAGGACCAGATCGGTATGTCCCTCTCGTCTGCGATCGATGAGCTTTGGGCCGAAGCGGACGAAGGCGGCCGGTGGGAGTCGCCGACTCAGGCGGCCCGGATGGAGCGGTTCTACAACCGCCTGACGCAGTAGCGCCCAACGGCCACCCGCCCCGTACCGCCTCGGCGGTCGGGGCTTCGCCGGTAGGAGGACAGCATGACAACCGACAACGACACGAAGCGCGCACCGGGGCGGCCGCCGAAGGGGGGCACGACGCGATCGGCGCGGCTTTCGCTTCGGGTTGAGCCGTGGGTGCGTGAATGGCTCGAGGAGCAGATGCAGCCGGGCGAGACGATGGCCGACGCCTTCGATCGGCTGGTGCGGGCGTTGCGGGCCGTAGCGTGACCCGCGCCCGCGTCCAGTGGAGCAGCAACCCCGACCAGCTCGAGCGCGGGCCGATGACCGGGCCTCTGCCGGTCCAGGCGGCCGAGTCGATGGCGCGGAACCTGCGCCGGTCGCACTCGCCGCCCGCCGCCGTGCGCGTGGTGGGTGCACACAACAACAACAACCAGACAAGCAACGGAGACGACATGGCCGCATCAAGAGGGCGAGGCCACTACGACGCATTCATCGCGTCGAAGCGCCGGCACACGGTCGAGGCTGGGTTCAACGCCACTCTCGACGCATACAACCTGTTCCCATTCCAGGCCGATACCGTGAGGTGGGCGCTGTCCCTCGGGCGCGCCGCCATCTTCGCCGACACCGGCCTCGGTAAGACGTTCATGCAGCTTGCGTGGGCGCGTGAGGTCGCCAGCCATACCGGGCGCCCGGTTCTGCTTCTCGCGCCGCTGGCGGTCGCCGAGCAGACAATCCGCGAGGCTGGCAAGTTCGGTATCGACGGCGTGCATGTCGTGGCGTGCGCCGACGACGTGATGCCCGGCGTCAACGTCACGAACTATGACAAGCTGCACCGGTTCGACTCAGACGCATTCTCCGGCGTCGTGCTGGACGAGAGCAGCATCCTGAAGAACGCGCAGGGGCGCACCCGTAACAAGATCATCGCCGCGTTCAGCCAGACGCCCTACCGCCTCGCGTGCACCGCGACGCCCGCGCCAAACGACTACGGCGAGCTGGGAAATCACGCTGAGTTCCTGGGCGTCATGGATGAGGCCATCATGAAGGCGAGATGGTTTATCAACGATCTCGGGGATATCCTTGCACCGTGGCGGCTCAAGAAGCACGCTGAGAAGGCGTTTTGGCGGTGGGTTGTGTCGTGGGCGCGTTGCATCGGCAAGCCGTCCGACATGGGCGACTACTCTGATGATGGGTACAACCTGCCCCAGCTCATTGAAACCGTGCATCACGTCGATGTGGACCTCACCGGCGGGCGCGAGGATGGGATGCTGTTCCGGGTGCCCGACATGTCCGCAACGGCCATCCACGCCGAGAAGCGGCGGACGTGCGAGGACCGGGCGCGCAAGGTCGCGGCGCTGGTGGCGTCGGAGCCTGACGAGCCGTGGGTGATCTGGTGCGACACGAACTACGACCAGGACGCCGTGACGGCGCTCCTGCCTGGCGCCATCGACGTGCGCGGCAACATGACACCAGAGCAGAAGGCCGCCGGTCTGCTGCGCTTCTCGGATGAAGGCGGGATCGTAGTCACGAAGCCCAAGATCGCCGGGATGGGACTCAACTGGCAACACAGCGCGCGGACTGCCTTTGTCGGAGGGTCATACTCCTACGAGGGGTACTACCAGGCGATCCGGCGCCAATGGCGATTCGGCCAGACGCGAGAGGTTCACGCGCACGTCGTCATGGCGAAGACTGAAACGGCTCTCTGGTACGCAATCCGAAGGAAGGCTGCCGACCACGAACGAATGAAGGAGATGATGTTCCGCATCTCCAAGGATGCCGCGGTGAGCCACAACGCATCCGACCCCTACCGCCCCCACCACTCCGCGCGGATCCCCGCGTGGCTTTACACCCTGGAGACGAAATGACCGACCCGACTATCAAGTGCCTCGATTCCGCCCACGGCCGCGACTGGACCATGTACCGCGGCGATTGCGTCGAGGTCGTTGGCCAGATGCCCGACTGCTCGGTGGACTTCTCTGTCTACTCTCCCCCGTTCGCTGACCTGTTCATCTACAGTGAGAGCGAGCGCGACATGGGCAACAATCCGAGCGATGGCGCATTCGCCGAGCACTACGGCTACCTGCTGGCGCAGATGTTCCGGGTAGTCCGCCCCGGTCGGATCTGCGCCGTCCATGTGTCCGACCTGCCCGCCCGCAAGTCGAAGGAGGGATTCATCGGGATGCGTGACTTCTCGGGAGAGGTCATCCGGGCGCACACCGCGGCGGGGTTCCACTACCACGGCCGATTCACCATTTGGAAGGATCCCGTTCGCGAGATGCAGCGGACCAAGAGCCACGGGCTGCTCTACAAGAACATCAAGGAGGACTCGACGCGCAACCGGATGGGCTTCCCTGACTACATACTGCTGTTCAAGCGTCCGCCCACCACGCCCGCCGAGGACGCGATGGTGGTGCCTGTCACCCACACGCCGCAGACGTTCCCTCTGGACGACTGGCAGCGCATCGCGTCGCCGATCTGGAACACGAACGAGACGGACAACGACCGAAAGCTGGCGGCGCTCGACCATGCGTGGTTCGACATCGACCAGAGCAACACGCTGAACGCCAGAAAGGCGCGAGACAGCCGCGACGAGCGCCACATGTGCCCGCTCCAACTCGACGTGATCGACCGGCTCTGCCTGATGTACTCCAACCCCGGCGAGGTGTGCCTGTCGCCGTTCGGGGGAGTGGGGTCCGAGGGTGTCGGCGCGCTCAAGCGAGGGCTGCGCTACGTCGGCGTCGAGCTGAAAGACAGCTACTTCGCTCACGCAGTGCGGAACCTGAAGGAAGAAGAAGGGATCGACCAGATGTCGATGTTCGGCGGTCGCTGATGGGTGGGCGTGATCTGTGGGCCGGGAGCCCGTACCCCCCGAGACGGTGGCAGGCCGACGCGCTGCCGCAGATTATCGCCGCCATGCGCCGCCGGGAGCGGGTAATCGTGTCGGCCGTCATGGGCGCGGGGAAGAGCATTCTTCAGACGGCGCTCGTCGCCAACGCCCTCGAGGGGAGCGGGCCGCGGGCGATCGTGGTGACGGTGCCCCGTCAAGCGCTGGTGCGCCAGCTCGCGAAGACGATGCGATCGTGGCTCGGCGCTGACGCGGTCGGGGTGTTCTACGGGCGCAAGAAGCAAGCGGAGCGCGCGGTCATCGTCGCGTGCAATGCCAGCCTCCCCCGGCTGCATGAGCAGTTGAAAGAGTGGGGGCGATCGGTGTCTCTGATGGTCTGCGACGAAGCGCACGGCACCCAGGGCGAGACGCTGCGCACCGTGATCCCGCAGGTGGCGCCGGTCTGTCTGGTGGGCTTCACCGCTACACCGTTCCGAAGCGCGCCGGCTGAGACGATCGAACTTTTCGACCGGGTGGCGTACCGCTACACGATGGCAGATGCGCAGCGTGACGGGGTGCTGGTGCCGATGCGCCATGAGCGGGTCGAGGGCGAACCGGCGGGGACGGTGGACGAGACGTGCCTTGCCATGATGCAGGAACACGCCCGCGGGCCGGGGATCGTGTCGGCCACCTCGATCGCTGATGCGGAGCAGTACGCCGAATGGCTGACGGCGCGCGACTGGCCGGCGGCGGCGATTCACTCGAAGCACAGCGAGGCCGACCGCGTGGCGCGCCTCGAGGGGCTGAGGGCGGGGCAGTATCGGGCGCTGGTGCATGTCTCTCTGCTGGCCGAAGGGGTGGACCTGCCCTGGCTCCGGTGGCTCTGTCTGCGGCGCAACGTGTCGGCGCGCGTGCGGTTTCTGCAGGAGGTCGGGCGCGTGCTGCGCATCGACCCGACGCCGGACCCGACGCACGGGCCGAAGATTGAAGGCGTGGTGCTCGATCCTCACCTCCTGCTCGGACGGCACGGGCTGGTCACGATCGAGGCGATCGGGCAAGCGCTCGAAGATGCGGCCGAAGCCGAAGCCGAGGACGGGCCACGCAAGCGCGGGCGCCGGGAGCCGACCGAGGCCGAGGCCGTCGCGCTGGATGTGCTGCTCGAGTACCTGGAGCGCGTGCGTGCCGACCTGCTCGACGCTGGGGTGGTCGATGCCTCGGACGTGTCGGGCGGTGGCTGGCGGCTGGCTGATGCCTCCGAAAAGCAAGTGCAGGCGATCAAGCGGGCGAAGAAGCTGACCAGGCACGTACCCGAGGCGCACCGCGAGCCGCTGAAGACGTTGGCCTCGGTGCCCTACGCACTGACGAAGGGACAAGCCGCCGACCTGCTCGACGTGCTCTATGGTGGTGCGCGATGGGCGAGGCCGATCATGGAGCGGACGAAGAAGTACCCGAATCAAGTGCAGTGGGACGCCGGCGCCGTGTCGGTGCCTGCCCCGGAACATGACACCGCGCTGGCGGCGGGTCGAGGTGGGCGCAAAGCTGCGCCGAAGGGGGCGACATGAGGCGGAGATCGACAGCAGCCTACCGGCTGGGGCTACACCAGAAAACGGGCGGGCGGTGCGTCTATTGCGGCGAGCCACTTGAAAACGGGTGGCATGTGGACCACATGATCCCGCTTGCGAAAGGGGGCAGCAATGAGCTTGCGAACCTGGCCCCTGCCTGTGGGCCATGCAACGAGGCGAAGGGTGCGACCCCGCTCCGGGTGTGGCTGGTGTCCAGGTTTCGGGTCATGGGGCGGTTCGGGCTTAGCCACGACCCAGCAGGAGGAAACGTC